AATACAATTTTAAAGACAAATAAACGTGTTATAGTCGTATTTTTTTGATATTTTAAATGTAATTGTTTATTTATAACATATACAATGACACTAGAACTAAAGAAATTTGATATGAGATGGATTACATTTAAACCGGATGAAAATAAAGGTCCTGTTATTGTCATGATTGGTCGAAGAGATACGGGTAAATCTTTCTTAGTGCGCGATTTATTATATCATCACCAAGACATTCCTATTGGAACGGTTATATCCGGAACAGAAGCAGGTAATGGATTTTATAATAAACACGTGCCTAAATTGTTCATTCATGAAGAATATAACACAGTTCTAATAGAAAACGTATTACGAAGACAAAAAGCAGTGTTGAAACAAATGAACAAAGACGTGGAATTATATCGCAAAACAACCATCGATCCAAGAACATTTGTTATTTTAGATGATTGTTTGTATGATCAGTCTTGGACACGTGATAAAATGATGCGATTACTTTTCATGAATGGGCGTCATTGGAAAGTCATGTTAATTATTACCATGCAATATCCTTTAGGCATACCTCCAAATCTGCGTACTAACATTGATTATGTATTTATTTTACGTGAACCTTATATGACCAATCGTAAACGCATTTGGGAAAATTATGCTTCCATGTTTCCAACATTGGAATCTTTTTCTTCTGTTATGGACCAAACCACCGAAAATTACGAATGTTTAGTCATCAATAACAACGCAAAATCCAATAAATTATATGACCAAATTTTTTGGTACAAAGCAGAAAGTCGTCCTGATTTCAAATTAGGTTCCAAGGAATTTTGGGATATTTCGAAGAACATGGGTTCAGATGATGAAGATGAAGCATATGATCCATCCAAGTCCAAGAAACGCAATGCGGGACAACAAGTAACAGTGAAAAAAACAACCAGTAAATGGTAATAGTGAATAATCATAATATACAGATTATGATTATACTTCAATATATTCTACAAGTTCCATTTCAAATTGCCAAGGGTTTAATCCTCCTTTTGGGACTCATTTGAAAATTCATCGCTAATACTTGCCGCACTCGCCTCTTTAGCGTTTTCCATGACCTCTTCTTCGTGTTTCTTACGTCCCTCTTCGTCGGCAACATCACGACTTTCGAAATCAATTGTTTCTTTTACACCAACGAGTTCTCCATCTTCAGTAATTGTTTGTGTTAGTTTATTTCCAGATTGCTCTGCTTTAGCAATATTCTCCTCAATCGCTTTTTGCTTGGTTTCTTTTACACGTTTGTCGAACTCGTCTTTTGCCTTCTTCTCGTTTGCCATCTTCTCCTGATGAAGTTTGTTCAATTCTTCCTCCATAAACTCAACACGCCCAGTCTTGTAAGCGTTAGGGTCCCAAGGCAACCAAACGCCTACAGGAGCAACGAAAATATCGTGATTTGGGTCCTTTTCACGCAATTTCTTACAAAATTGCTCCGCTTCTTCTTGAGTGGGGAAATTGCCACGACTCTTTAGACCACGTACAGAAGTTTGGAACGCATGGTCACGTTGGAATTGCTCTGATAGTTTCTCCTCGTTATTATCCAAAAAGTTTTGGAAATCATCAGACACACCATTCTTCTGTAGCATGTCTTGCTCCTCTTTACAGAAATCATTATAGTCTTGGAATAAAGTTTCAACATTCAAATTGTACTTATATGAAATAAAATTAATAAAATCGCCAAACTTGTTCATTGATTTAGTAAAATCCCATTGCTCTACGAATTTGTTGAAAAGAAAGGTTTCGCGTTTCTCTAAAATCTTATCGGGTGACAAGAAAGAAATACAAGTGAACTTTTGTCCTGCGATTCCAGCATCTTCGTCCAACACATCTACATACCTGGGATTAGGTTTTCCATCAGGAAGGGTTTTTCTTTCAAAAGCTAGTGACTCACTCATTTAGCAAATTATATAATTATAGTAATTCACGTGTTTAAGTTATTTTTTCATAATCTATAATTATGAAAACTTTTTTTCGGCATCTATATTATATATTCATGGACGGTATGTTTGACTTTAGCGAACTCATTAAACGCGCTCTTAAGTATTTGATTGAAGGTTTCATGGTTGCCATCGCAGCCTACGCCATCCCTAAACAATCTCTTAAAATGGAAGAGGTTATGGTTATTGCTCTTACAGCTGCTGCAACCTTTGCTGTATTGGACGTATTTGTTCCTACAATGGCTTCTTCGGCACGTGGTGGCGCCGGTTTCGGTATTGGTGCCAACTTGGTCGGATTTCCCGGTGGTCTATAAGTACTAAACTAATGTAACATAATTCACTATTTTTATAGTGAATTATATATAAATGATAGGTGAAATTATATTTGTAGGTATTTTTATAGGAATTATTGGTTATTTAGTATATATTGCTAGTTTTTCAGCGCAACGATCTACTCGTGTTTACATTTCAAATGAATAATTATTTATTTTGTAATGTGACTTTTATCATGTAAATATAAATGGAACCCATTAGTGCGTATATATTTCTATCTCTTCTTATTTTTGGTATATATCTCATAACAACAGAATCGAAAAAAAATCTGTAATTAGTAATATCAAAACTTACTATAATGGAAATAGTAAGTTTTGGATTGTTTATTGCTATTATGTTTGGTTTAACATTAATATATATTTGTATACATAAACGTAAACGAAAAAAATAATATTATGACATAGAAGCGCGAAAATGAATGTTACATTGCGGACAATGAATTTTATCGTCTATGTTCAATTTTTTCAAACATTCTGAATGGTAATATCCCTTAAAACGTTCTTCGCAATTAGCACATACTACATCTATATAAGTAAGTGTATTATTATCCAAAGTTAGAGTACAAAGGGCACATTTATGATTGTTTGGTTGGTTATGTGAGAAATAATTTCCCATAAATAGAATACTAACATTTTTTTATATTTCAATATACACTAAATATTATTCGGATTTTCAGGACTTCGCTTCCATAATTTATAAATATGTTCTTTATACTGATTCATGCGCAAGTTGGGATTTTCTTCTTTTAATAAAACAAGTTGTTTCTCATAAAACTGTTTATATTGATCTTTGTTGTTTAATACATCATCAGAAGAATCTAAAATATCCAGTGCGTCATCAATGGTTCCAATGACACCTTGTAATTTATCTTCAAATACATCTTGCTTAACAATGTTTTTATAACTATATTCTTTTTCTTCTTGGAGTTCACGTTGTTTTTGTTCCTCTTTTTCAATAGCGCGTTGTTCTTCCATTTTTTTTCGTTCTTCCTTTGCCTTCATTTCATTTTCCCTTTGTATTTGTGCCTTGCTTTTAGGTGCGCTTGAAAGCACTTGATTCAATAGAAATAAATCGTCGTTTTTGGATTTCTTGGAGTTGGATTTTTTTCCAGGTCCTAATATTTCTTCTTCTTGTGCTAATAACTCTTTTTTTTCTTGTTTCAATCGCATTTTTTCTTCATGCTTTTCATTTTGAAGTTGGGATTTCAACGCACCACGCTTATTTGTACCCATTTCCCATGATTTTTCTTCTTCGTGGACTTTCTTTTCTTCCAACTGATTCTGAAGTTTTTGCTCCACTTTATTTTCACGTTTTTGCTTTTTCGATGGCATATAATAATAATATGGAAAATTTTTATTATATTCTTTTAATGAGTTATTTTTTCCCTTCTAAAAGTTGTTTTTTCTTATGCATAATACTCAAATAATCATCTAATAATACTTTGGAACTTTGTTTTTGTAACATTTTTTCAAATAGTTCATGCTCTTGTTTTTGATATTTCAAAAACATTTCTTTGTGAGCAAATATGTGTTTAAAACGTGGACTACCTTGGACAAAATGATTACACAAAGGCATTTTGTTTTGACGTACACATTCTTTCTTTAAATTTTTCATATCACTTACATAGTTCAAAACATCTACTGTAGTATGTGAATGAGCAGCATCTTGTGGTATAGTACATAAAATATACGTAGAACTATGGGGACTAAATGAATGACGTAACATTTTGGTTAATTCACAACGACGATAAGGAACATGTGGATTTTTTTCGACTAAAGAACGTATACATTCTTTCAACGCAAAAAGACTTTGATTAATATCACCATTTTCTTTGAATTGTTTACGATCATTACAAATGGAACGTTTTGCCTTTTCGCAACCTGCTAAATCCAATATACGTAAAAAGTGATCGCCTAAATCAATCGTAATTTGTAAATGAGAACGGGAAGAAGTAGAATTTTCACTCGAAACACCTACTTTTCTATTTTCGGAAATAATGGTTTGGATTTCTTTAATATCGGATTCTTGTTTCAAATTTTTTTGTTTCAAATTTTGAACAATAAATTTATTTTCATAATCTTCACGTTGAAATACTTGTTTCTTTTCGTTCAAAATATCGTAACATTTGTTATTATAAATTTCAATAAAAGAAATTTTCGCATCTAATTTCATTTCCAACATATCAGATAGTAAATAATGTAAAAAACCATGTTCTTTTGGAGAACCTAATATGCTATGTGTTTTGCCTGAACCTGTTTGTCCATATACGTAAAAAGTCACATTTTTCTTATATTTTAAAACATTCATCAACATATCAATACCAAGTTCATTATATACATCCATATTAATGCATTTGTCGTCAAATACTTTATCAAATTTATATTTGTGTGTCATATTGTAATTTCCAGCATAACTTTTTTGCGGT